GCAGTGGGGGTATTGGTTTGTAAGCCCATCGGTGAAAGCTGGTGGGTTTTTTTATTCTCCCAAATCTAATGTGATTTTAATTTCACCGCTCACGGTCTGGTTCACATCAGCAGTTTCCTTTGGTTTGCCGTACACACGGGAGAGCAGCGTTTCAATAGAATACAAACTGCCCTTTTCAAGTGACTTCCTCATAGCATTGGCAATCGTCTTTTCCAATATGGTGGCCTTTGGGTTTTGCCATACCTCTTTTAGCTCGTCTAAGTCCATTGACAACATCGCCTGAATGGTGTCGTTTATTTCGGCAAGTTTGTACCCCTGCTCTTTGAGAAGGGTAACATACTTTTTCGGTCTGCCGTTGGGGTTGAGTGTCTGCCCCTTTTGCATTTTGTGGGGTAATATATTTTCAGGGTTTGGCATCGCTGTTGTTTCGCTGTTTGTTTATTTGATTTTTTTGTTTATCTTTGTCCCATATAAGCGGTGATAGTGTAATTGGTAACACGCTAAACATCCAGTTTAGAATTGGAGTTCGAATCTACCTCACCGCTCAAATTAGCCCTGCGTTCTTGCAGGGTTATTTTTTGCCCCTTATACATACCCGCGCCCATTTCGTCTATTTTGCTGAATGGTAAAATAGGAACGGTTATTTTGCAGGTTTTGTCAATTAGGTAAATGTACCTTATTTGAAACCCGTCAAGCATTTTACCACCGTTTTCTTTTATCCAAGTCGTTCCGCTTTTACCATTGCTTTCTTTTGTTCTATGTGCTGAACTTGTTAAACTGCATACGACTTCCCCATTTGGCATTTGGTATGTGCTTGTGTTTTTATTTACCCCTATTAAATTAAAACCACTTGCCCTATATATTGTACCATCGCCGCACAAATTCCCGTCACTAAAACTCAATATCCATTTTATGTGTGGAGCATTTTTTTTAATTAGTTTTATTGTTATTGAGATACATCTACTCTCGCTATATTTTGGTAAATAATCATCAAATGCCATACGGTTCAATTCAATAACCTCATTCCATTTTGTATTTTCTACATAGTGAATAACCTTTGCTTTTACCATTGGACTGCCATAACTCAAAACACCATGCAATTTCTCATCTAAAAAACAGCCAAAATGCAGAGTGCTGTTTGGCACAACTTTTCCGCTGTAATGGTGCTGCTTTACAAATTCATTGGCAATCTTTGCCGGGATAACCTTAACGATTATTTCCTTTGCTCTGCCCATTGCATCACAATTAAATAAAGTGCGTTTCCATTCGTGTTTTCGTTTCCCATTGTTTCCACATACTTGTATTCTTCAGTCTGTTTTATGTCGGCTATTGCTTTCTTAATCTGTTCAGCCTGTTCATCTGCAAGTGTGAAAGTCATTTGCTGAAATGGTGCTTTATCACCATCGGGCAAACTAAATTCCGTTCCAAGTTCATCTGTATCAACTTTGAAACCGGGTAAATCCAACCCCCACGCTTCCAACTGCTGTGCATCCCATTCGTTTGCAAGGGTGTTCCAATCCCATTCACCGAAGCCCACATTGTCCTTAATTAGGAACTGCGCCCGTTGTTCCTGTGTCCATTCATCTGCCAAAATAATCGGTATTTCTTTTGCACCAATATCCGACAATGCTTTCAGTCGCATATTGCCACCCAGCACGATGTAATGGTCACCTTCGGTATAGCAAACCAATGGCCGCTTTTCCAACATTTCAGGAAAGTCAATAATTGACTGCTTTAACTTTGCAAACTTCTCATCCCGAATGACACGGGGGTTATTTGGATTTGCTCTTACGCTTGTTAGTTTTACCCACTGCATTTTTTTTGATTATTACTTCGATTGAAAATTCCCCGTTGCTATGTTCTTCGGGTTTGTCCTTATTGGTTGCCGTGTCGATTATCTCAATATCCCAATACTCCTGAATGCCTGTTGCAAGTAGTATGCCTTCAACTGAAAAAGTATGTGGTGGCTCACATGAGTATGGCAGATAGAAATATCGGTGATCTAAATTCCAACGGCTGGGAAGCGTTTTTTTGCGCTCATACAAATCACGATGCGGAATGCTCATGATGATGTGACCACCGGGTTTGCAAATGCGATACCAGTTTTGAATTGCCGTGATTGGGTCATCCAAGTGTTCCAACACATGGGAAGCATAGACATAGTCAAATGTGTTGTCTGCGTATATCTCCATCGTGGTGGCATCGCAGTCATCTTTGTCATGGTGGATGCAATCGGTCAATGAAATGGTATCAACTCCATCAAATGTGTCAATCCTACCGCACCCGATGTCAATGCCTTGTCCTTTGATGTAGGTGTCATAAAACCCGGATGCGAGTCTGCGTTGGTGTGCCTTTGCTGTTTCAGCCATATTTCTGTTTTATTATCTGTGTCAGGTTCATAATTGTCCATGCACCAAACCCATTGTCGCCCGTTGGAATGACATTGTGCGCAGTAGGGCAGATTTCAACAACTCTCGGATGTTTCATTACCTCGGCTATGGCATAGGCCATTGACTGGTTGCCGACAAATAACTCGCAGCCCTTAATCATGCCGCACAACTCCGCAAAGTCTTTGACTTCGATGTGAGAAATGTCAGGCAATTTGGCAGATATTACCCGGTATTCATCGGGCAGCCCCACGAATGAAATTCTATCCTGATACCTGCGCAGGATGCTATAATCAAAAGTCGGGTTGTGATACCGGGCTGTTCGGTTTAAAATGATTTGATGGTTGCCTATTGGCTCAATATCAAAAGCAATCGGCTCGGCAAGATTGCAGGTAAGCTCTGGGTAAATGTGAAAATACCACTGGGAGATATGCCCGGTGTAATTGTGAAACTTGCGGAATAGGTTAAAATTGTAGTCGCATTTTGCGGCTTCATCCGTGATTGTGCATTTGCCTATAAAGTCGGTAGACATCAAAAGCGGCACGAGCATCTGTGCCATCTTCAAATTCATTTGCACCTTACCCATTGGGTGATTGAAATTGTATTGCGCTGGTACATCCACTTGTAAATACAGATGCACTTTGTCATTGTGCAACCGGGATGCCGCCCTCATTGCCGGGAGTGCATAAATCAAATCTCCTGCGTTGCCGCCATGAATAATACTAACCATTGAGTGCTTCCCTGTATAACTTTTTTAGTGCATCAAACATACAACTGCGACACGCTGGGAATGGCTGGCCGTACAACTGCCTGTGAACTTCGTTTAATTTGGCATAATAACCGGCTTCAAGTGAGTAGGTGCCGGTCTTGTTTATCCTATCAATATGCGACTTCAAGTCAAGGCAAAGACTACGCTGTTCAGGTGTCATAGATATCGGTCAATTATTGCTCCAAAGATAGCGCATAATGCACCATAAATTACTCCGTACAATCCAAATTCAACGCTAAACCATACCAGCCCGGTCCACCAAGATAGGCAGAAACCGCACTCAAATGGTTTGATTGTTTTGCGGTAGCGGCTGTCCAGCGCATAGACAAATGAAATCATCGGTGGAAAAAAGTACCGGGAAAGCAGAACGCACAATGCGGCCACTCCCAAAATGTCAGTCATCGTATTCATTATATTTTTCTTTGATTTGTGTTTTGATTGCGTTGATTATTTGGCTTATCTCTCGGTAATTGATTTTAGTATCACGTGCAATCATTGCCATGCTCTGTTTGTCTTCCCACAGCTGCCAAAGTTTTACCACATACCACTCACTCCGGTTAAAATGATTGGCTACCTCTTTGAAATTGACAGACTCCACCGCTTCCTGTTTGCGCCTGATGTGAGTTTCGTCATAGTCCTCGGCTTCCTCATCGTAATTTTCGGGCAGGGTTTCTGTGGTTCGTAGGAAGTCACGATAAAACTTTGTATAACGGTTGCCGTTTACCGCATTGCATCCCACCCTTACTAAATAGTAGACAAGTCCATTACTTTGGTGCAGTTGTATCAGGCGGTCGGCATCCATTTCACAGCATATTAGCAAAAGGTGTTGTTGTAGGTCGGCAGCGACATGAGACCCTATTTTGTTACAGAAGTCCGGCAGCCATTTGGAATTGGCTAACTCAATCAGTATCTCTGTGCGCCTGTTCAAGTTTAAGTGCGTGAACTTTTTTCAGCCAATCTTTGAATTGTTTGTTATCCCCGTATCGGGCATGGTCTTTCCTGCATAACGCCATCAGGTTTTCAATCACATCAGCGTGTTTGCTTCCACCCATACCCCGTGCTTCAATGTGATGAATGTCCACAGCAGCAGCACCACACACCTCGCAAGGAATGAATGATGTTGTATCATAGCCAAAATGCTGCATATAGATTTTCGTGTGCTTCTTCACGCTACAAATTTTATTCGCAAATAATCTATTCTGTGAAATTGTGGATAACTTTTATAAAAATAATTTAACAAAAAGTATTGCAAGTATATAAAACTATATTATATTTGCGGTATGGAAACACAAAAATATATGACAAACGTAACTTTCAACCTAAACGATTTAGGTTCATCGGATTTCAGAAGTTGGATTTTAGTTCAACAATCGTATGCTAACAATTGTTTGCATGAAGAAATTATGGAATGTGGTTTCAACACATGGTCAGGATATGTATACATTGCATTAGAAAATGGTATACAGATAGCATCTTGTTTTGGGCAAAGTGTTGATTATATCATTTCCGATTTTGAAACAGGTAAGGAACATTTTTTTTCTACTTATGAAGAGGCTCAAAATTATAATAAATAATTATGGAAAACACAAAAACACCTTTCGAGCTTGGTTATGAAGCATGTCAGCAATTCAACTATTGGGGAACAAATGGCGAAAATCCTTTTGAACTTAACTCGGATGAATTTAAGGAATGGGAAAAAGGATGGCAGTGGTACATCACCCAGACGATTGAATGGGAACGTGACGAAGCAATGGACATAAGGGACCAAGAGTATCACGACCGTCAGCAGTATTGCAACGATTAAAAAATAAATTTGGAAATCTAAAATATTTGTTTTAATATTGCATATCGGAACAACAGGACTTCAACCCCCTGCCGAAAAAAGAAGATGAAAAAAGAACTTTACCAAACGCCCTACACAAGTACTATGCGGCTGCAATCTTCCAGCCGGGTTGAACATAGGAAAGTGTGGGGCGTTTTGTTTATGATTAAATTACCAAAAC